TTAGAAGAAATAAAATTTTAATTCCAAAAATTAAAATGTTATATTATATTATAAAATGAGCGACTTTAGATGTGTTTTAATTGAAGACAGCAGAATTGCTGATATTACCTCAACTGAAGGATTTGGCGTTTTGAGTGGAGCTTCTCAATCCACTTTCCAACAATTCCAAGCCGTTAGTGCCTCAAATAGTTCCGTCGTTTTTAATATTCAAGTTCCAAGTGAAAATATTGTAATTGACCGCCACTTGCTCCTATCCTCAACTTTGAACTTTGAAATTAGTGCTGGTGGTTCTACTCCAGTCCCAGCTGGAGCTAAAGTTTTCCAATATGGTTTAACCGAAAGTCTCCAATCTTTTCCTTTGAACTCTTTATTTACCACCACTCAAGCTACAATTAATAATGTGAGTGTCTCAACCAATCTCCAAGATGTTCTACCGATGTTGATGAGGATGAATAGTAGTGAAATGCTCCAGAGATACAACACTCTTACAACATCTCTTCCAGACCAAACTTGGGGTGAATATTCCTACGGCGTTGGCTCAAATTCCAATCCTTTAGCGTCTTATAACAATATGTCATACGACACGGATTTTTGCCCTCGTGGTGCTTTCAAATTGGATTTCCTCCAAATTGACAGATATGTAGGCGGTGTTTATACCGACCACAGCCCTACCTCAACTGACCCAGCCACTAACACTTGGAAAATCTTTATCAAAGTTACTTTGACTGAACCCTTCTTGGCTCTTTCTCCTTTCATCAACCAACAGCCCAATATGAGTGCTGGTATTGTTGGTGTTAATAATATGAGTATGGTTTTGAATGTGGATGGCTCTTGTAAGCGTCTCTTCTCAACTGCTAATAGCTCCGTAAATGGTGGTGGAAATGGTTTGTCTGGTTATATTAATAATATTTCTCTTGGCTGGGCTGATGCTCCCAACGGAGGTGTAGCTCAATCCAACGGATTTACCAATACCAGATTGCTATTCAATTTCCTTTCCCTCCAGCCAGAACAATACGCCAAGATTTCAACCAAGAATGTTGTTCCCTATTTGGACTACCCCAGATATTTAACTACTTTTAACAACAGCGTTGCTATTGCGTCAAAGGCCACTCAAACTATTACATCTCAAAGCATCCAGCTCAATCAAGTTCCAGATTTGATTTTGATTTGTGCTCGTGTGCCGATGTCTTCTCAAAACTGGAATTATACCAGTTCATTCTTGGGTATTAGTAAAATTAGCGTTAATTTCAACAACGCTTCTGGTCTCCTTTCTACAGCTACTCAACAAGATTTATACAATATGTCTTTCGCCAACGGCTCATCTCAATCTTTCCACGAATTTAGAGGTGAAGCCGATGTGAATAACAACGCTACTGGTTCAGTTTCAGTCGTTCCCACTACTGGTGCTCTTCTTGTTCTTTCTCCAGTTTATAACTTCTCGCTTCCTTCTTATTTGAGTGCTTCTTCTTTGGGTCAATACCAGTTCCAATTTAATATTGATGTTTTCAATCAATACGATTTTGAGGTCGCCCCAGAGCTCTGTATTATTACGATGAATAGCGGAATATTCGCCACTCAACAAGGAACATCTCAAATCTTTACTGGTATTCTCACCAAAGAACAAGTTTTAAGAACAAAGGAACAAAACCCTCAAAGTGCTCTTACATCTGTAGAATACCAACGCCTCGTTGGGGGACAGCTTGGAAATATGGGTATGGGTAATGTGATGAGTATGATTAAAAATATGTCTGGAATGCTTCCTTCCCAGATTAAGGATATGATGAAACAAGCTGGAATTAATATTGGAGGAGCTACGAGTGCTGGTGTGATGTCTGGTGGTTCTATTAGTGAAGGTGGAAAATCTAAATCAAAACTCGCCAAACATTTCGCTTAAAAAAGTTTTTAGATTTCCATTAAAAACGCATCTAATACTGGAAAATAAAAGTAATACAAAAATATAAAAATATTATTTCAAAAAATAATATATTTACTAATATTATAAATGACGGAATTTGGGAACTCAATTACTTCCATTAGGGAATACAACGATTTAATCGCCAATTATCTTTTAGACAATATTGACAAAGGAGTTTTAGGAGCTCAAGCCCAGCCCACGATGTTTGGTGGAAAAAGAATGAGAAAATTTGTTCTCCCAGCTTCTACGGAGTATGATTATCCCAGCTCTTTAAGTGTAGGACATTTAGGAATGGCTCAACCAGATATGTTGGGCGGTTCATTCTGGAGTGATTTTGGAAATGGATTGAAACAAGGCGTTAGTGCTGTAGGTCAAGTGGCTCTTCCTATCGCTACTGAAATAGGTAAGGATTACGCCAGAGAACAAATACAAAATTATAGGTCTGGAAAAGGCCGTAAAAGAGGAGGATTTTTGATTGGAGCTGACGGACACGGAATTAGAACGATGCCTACAACTGGAGGTGCTGTTTTGGGTATGGATAATGTCACTCCTCTTTTAAATCATCCTACTTATACTGGTGGGGTTCATTCTGGAGGCGTTCATTCTGGAGCTGGAATTTTTGATACTTTTAAAAAGGGCTTTACCCAAGTAGGCCACGCTTTAGCTCCAGTAGCCAAAGAAGTTTTTACTGATGTAGTCGTTCCAGAAGGAAAAGAATATTTGAAACAACAACTTAAAGAAAAACGAGGTTGAACAAAAAATTCAGTAATTATTTCCAGAATTGTTGGAAATAGAAATCCCAATTTTAGTGTTAATAAAATCAAACGCCCTTCTGGTAATTTGGTTAATTACGCTAAATTAATGGGTGAAAAATATACTGGTTCTTACAAGCCAAGTGATTTGTGGAATACTTTTAAAGGTAAAAATGTTCCCAAAAAGAAGGGAACAAAAGGTAAAAAGAAGCTCATTATAGTAGAGGAGGATAGTGATGAGGAAGAAGTAGAAATTCCATTAACCAAAAAACAAATAGAAGAAAATAGAAAAAAAATGGCTCAACAAACAAGAGCTAATAATAAAATGTTAAATACTCGTGCTAAAAAAACCAATATGGGAAACCAAATGGATATTAGAACGATGCTTCAAGGTAAGGGAATGTATGGTGGTTCAGTTTTAGACGATTTGGGTAAGGTTTCTCAAGCTGTAGCTCCATTCTTGCCCCTATTGGCTGGACTTGGGCGTGGAGAACCGATGCCTCCTCATCCTTGCGGTGGAAACTGGGCTGACGATTTAGGTAAGGTTTCTCAAGCTATAGCCCCATTTGCTCCTCTTCTAATGGCGATGGGACGAGAACCAGAAATGTATGGCGGTGATGTTTTGGGTGATATTGGTAAAGTCACTCAAGCTGTAGCACCTTTCTTGCCCTTGTTGATGGGTTTGGGAAGAGCCAAAAGAAGAACACCTCCCAAAGCCGTTGGAGGAAATTTCCTTGACGATTTAGGTAAGGTTTCTCAAGCCGTAGCCCCTTTTGCTCCTCTTCTAATGGGATTGGGAAACCCCAAAAAATCTAAAAAAGGAGGTGTATTAATTAAAGATTACCCAAGCCAATTTCACATTAATACTGGTTTGATGCCTCCAGCTTTGGCTTCTTATAATCCTCCAGTTCCTTCTGTATCTGGTTCTGGAAGAAAACCAAGTGAAAGAGGAGCTATTGTCAAACGAATAATGGCTGAAAAAGGAATGTCTTTACCTCAAGCCAGTAAATATGTAAAAGAACACGGCCTTTACAAAAAATAAAATAGATTTAGGGCTGTTTAAATATAATACCAAAATAAAAATATATTTGTATTATATAAATGCCGTTATTACCGAGAAAGAACAATTTGGATTATAACCCAGATAATATTATTCAAGCCAGTAAAAGATTGGCTACAATATCGTTAGAACAAATGAAAAATCCTCTTTTTGACCCAGACCAAGCTACTTTATCCTCTTTGGATAGTGAAAGGAATTTGGACGCTAATATGAGTGAGTTGGGTAAAAAGATTTTGGATATTCAACAATTATTTATATCTGGTAAAAATCTTGCTTTTGGCGAAGCTACAAAGAGAAATATACAATTTGAAAAAGAAGCCAAATTTAACCAACAAAACGACGAATTGAGAAGACAACGACAAGAAATAAATAGAGCTGAAAATATTTTGGGTGATATTTACGAAGAATTAGGTAGAATAAGAGGTGAAGGAAGAAAGAAAGGAGCTAAAGATAAATCACCCAGAAAATCTAAAAACAGAGCCAGACCAAATATTCAATTACTAATTGAAGATGAACCCCCATCCCAAAGAAGCGATAGATTAACTCAACAACAATTATATAATTATTTTCAAAGAAGTCCAGCCAGAGATACGATGCCTTCTACTATTATTTCCAGAGAACCAAATGGTAGATATTCCGTTGTGCCTCTTTTAGATTACGGAAGAAGATTAGAAACAACTGGAGCTGTAGCTGATGGTGATGATGAAGACCCAGAAAACGAAGATTACGGCTACAATCCTTTTACTGGAGATAGATTTGATAATGGAGGTGATTTTCCAGATGATAATGATGACGATGATGATGACGATGATGGTGATGGAAGACCAAGAGGCAGAGTTCCTTACGGAAACCCATACCCAGCTGATTTGTATAAAGATGATAGAAATATTTATCTACCTCAAACTTCTTTATCCCAAGTTTTACAATTACTTACTAAAAAATGCCGAGATGCCGATATTTTATTAATTTCTAAAATCAAACCAGCACTACAAAAATTATCTCAAGTTCAATTAAATCAACTTCGTTCCTTCTACGATTTGTTGGGAAAAGGATGGACTGAATTTATTTCATCTGCTTCCAAAGACGGAAAAACAACCATTTATCTTTTTGAAATTATAAATATATCTCTTGAATTTGGAGACCAAATTATTAAAGTAATGAAAGAAGAATTTGATAAATTGAGAATGGATTTGTTAATTGTTGTTAATTCGTTTAAACAAAATGAGGCAATAGCTCCTCCTTTTTATCTACCATTAGGTAATGAATGGGCTGTCAATCCAGAAGTAAGGGAATTGGTTGAAACTGGTGAAAAATTAGATGAAGATGGGGTTTCACCAGAATTACAAAACTTCACCACTACTGGAAGTGGAAGAAGAGGTGTTCGTAGAAGCCAACCAATAGCCATTCCTACTATTTGGGAAGCTTCTGTTAGAAATTGTCCTACAAAATATCTTCTTTAAGTCGTTTTAATATATTATATTGTTCTTTAAGTCATTTTAATATAATATATTAATATCTACAATTTGGGTATTCACATTCATCCTCACTTGAGCTCTCACTTTCACTACAGCTCTCACCTACACACCTTTTTCCTCCTTTCTTCTTCAAAATAACATTTAAATAAAATCTGGCTCGTTTAAGTGTTCTGGGGTGAAAATCATTTGGGTTTCTTAAAATGCTTTTGGCGAAATCTTCCAAATCTTTAATACTTGAGCTTGGATGCGTCTGTTTATATCTTTGAAATTGTTTTGTAAATGACCCCCATTTTAAATCCTCCCAATCTGGATAATTTGGCTTTATTATTCCAGCTCCTTCTCCAATCTCTTTGTCTCCTAATTTATTAAGTATATCGTAAGAATGATTACCCAAAACATCAAACGATTTATCTGTTGGAATTGTTATTGAATGCTTATCTGTATAAGATGGATACAACAATTTAGAAATCTTGGAA